CGTTAACAACAATGGTGACTTGGATGCTCGTGGTCGTCGTATCGTGAACGTTGCGGACGCTAAAGACCCCGGTGACGCAATCAACTTAGGTCAAGTCCAGAAGTGGAACGACTCTGCGTTGAACTCTGCGAACCGCGCACGGGCTGAGGCCGACCGTGCAACTGTGCGTGCTTCCGAGGCTGCTACCTCTGCGGGTAATTCTGCGAGTTCTGCAAGCCTGTCCCGTGATTGGGCTATCAAGGAATCTCCGGTGGAAGGAACCTTTAAGTCTTCCCGGTCGTATGCCCTTGACTCTATGGCGTACCGGGATGCGTCCAAGAGTTCTGCTGATGCTAGTGCTGCAAGTGCTGGTGCCGCTAAGACCTCTGAGATTAACGCGAATAACTCAAAAATAGCTGCGAAGACCTCTGAGACCAACGCGAAGACCTCTGAAACCAACGCTAAGGCTTCCGAGGAACGAGCCATTGAGGAAGCAAATAAGCTGGAGAACATGAATGATTTGGCTGGTGCAATCAAAGAGGTTCTCAAGCCAGAAGGTGCCACTTCGGGCAAGGTTGTGTGGAAATACGATATTGATAGTAAAGTCCTCCGCGCCTACAACGGTATGTCGCTTGGTTGGCATTGGGATGGTAAAGGTTCCTCTCCGTTCTTCAACTTCTACCGTGGGCAAGGTGAGCCATCTGGTTCACTACGGCTGGATGCTAACAAGGTTGTTCGCTTCAATGGGATGAACTCTGTTGACTTCGACTCAACCATTAACGCTCAGGCCATCAACGGCTCATGGATTCACTCTACAGGTGATTTGGTTGCAGACGAGACTCTGTACGTGCATGGTGGTAACTATATTATTAAGGACAAGTGGGTTCCATCTGGTGTAAACAAGATGACAAAACTCATTCGAGGCTCTGTGGGCGGTTTTGCTTGCGATGAATACTTTACCGAGATTGTAGGTTATTATATTGAGCGTGGCTGGCGCCTTGTTGGTGGGGATAACGATACATGGATGCGCATCAAAGGAAATGGTAGCTTTGAGATCAGCGGCAACCGAGGCGCAAGAATCGTCATCAATGGTGGGGCGATTGTTGAACAGGATGGTAACATTCGTGGAGCTGTCTGGGACGGTAAGTGGTTGAAGGACTTCATGGAAGATCGCTACCTTACCAATATCTGGATTGGCGCGGGTCGTTCTCGACACGTTGGTCAGCAAACTTGGGAAGGTTGGATTGACAACGGGTGCGTAATGCGGGGAATCAAACAGATTCATTCTGGTGGGGACAGCTTCATCGAAGAGTTGTACTTCAACGAGATATGGAAAGCAACCGCCCGTGGTCAGTGGATTATCTAAAGGAGGACGACATGGAAAAGATTTATGAGAACTTCAAGCAGCGAGAAGTTACCGATGAGTATCGTAAGGCCGTGGGCGCCCCTTCGGATGCCCGGTTCTTCGTGGACGATGAGGGTAACGATTGGTATGACCTGATGTATAAGCTGGACAGTACCGGGAAGTATACCGTGGCATTCTACCCTGATGGCTACGTTTCCTACGCGGCTACCAAGGTGGCTGGTCGTCATGGTTGTGATGGTTGCTCTGTGACACAGGTAGACACCCTTCCGGGAGAATTCAAGACAGGCGTCTATTGGTTCTTCAACCGCGAGACACATTCTGTGGAAGAGCGTGAGCGTCCTACATATGAGGAACCTAAGCGCACCAAGGAAGACATTATGGCTGACCTACTTAAACTACAGAAGGAGCTACAGGCAATGTAACGCCGGAGCAACTGATGACTAACACATAAGGAGAACAAGAATGTTATCTTTTGACTTCAATAACGAGGTCGTTAAGGCTGCGCCGATTGTTGGCACAGGGGTCGCTGATGGTGCGGCCCGACTCTTTTGGGGACTATCGTTAAACGAATGGTTCTACGTTGCAGCTATCGCCTACACAGTGGTTCAGATTGGTGCCAAGGTAGTTGATAAAATGATTGACTGGAAACGTGCAAATAAGGAGTAACCTATGAGCGACAAGACTTTAATCAAGCTGCTGGAGATGCTGGACACGGAGATGGCACAGCGTATGCTTGCTGACCTCCAGAACGAGGAACGCCGAACGCCGCAGCTTTACAACGCCATCGGCAAACTGTTAGACCGCCATAAGTTCCAAATCAGTAAGCTGACCCCGGATGAGAACATCCTTGGCGGTCTCGCGGCTGGTCTGGAAGACTACAACAAAGTGGTCGGCCCTAATGGTCTGACTGATGATGAGACTATCACGCTACAGTAAGTGACATACTCAAGGTTCTCCACGCGGGGAGCCTTTATGGATGTTATTTGGTGCATCTACGTGAAATCTGAAAATTGATGGGAGGTGTTATGCTAAAACTTTTACGCAGCGCACTCCCTTGGGTACTCGCCGGGACACTCTTTATGGGTGGCTGGCACTTAGGGTCAACCCATGAGAGAGCAAACTGGAAGGAGGTAATCCAAAATGAATACATTGCGAAAACAAAAGCAACCGCAGCAACTCAGGCAGAGGTCAGTCGGGTATCCCGTGAGTACCAAGAAGAGATTGCAGCCATTGAAGGCAGCACTGATAGGATGCTTAATGACCTGCGTAGTAATAATAAGCGGCTGTCAGTCCGCATCAAGACCCTTACCGGACTACCAGAAGATAACGGTAGATGCGAGTTTAATGGTCGAGCCGAACTACACGAGTCAGATGCTAAGCGTATTATCGGAATAACCCAAGCTGCTGATGCTCACGTAAGAGCGCTCCAGCGTACTATTAAGGAGATGCAGAATGAGCGACACCCAAGCAAACCGTAATGCGCTAATCATCGCGCAGCTTAAGGGCGACTTTGTGGCCTTCCTGTTCGTATTGTGGAAGGCTTTGGCTCTCCCGCCACCGACTAAGTGTCAGATTGATATGGCCCGGTGTCTGGCTAACGGAGACAACAAGAAGTTTATCCTACAGGCTTTCCGTGGTATCGGTAAGTCATTCATCACTTGTGCGTTCGTTGTGTGGACGTTATGGCGTGACCCTCAGTTGAAGATACTGATTGTCTCTGCCTCCAAAGAACGTGCGGACGCTAACTCCATCTTCATTAAGAACATCATTGACCTGCTGCCCTTCTTGGCTGAGCTAAAGCCTCGCCCCGGTCAGCGTGACTCTGTGATTAGTTTCGATGTTGGCCCTGCCAAGCCTGACCACTCTCCGTCTGTGAAGTCGGTGGGTATCACTGGTCAGTTGACTGGTAGCCGTGCTGATATCATCATAGCGGATGACGTTGAGATTCCGTCTAACTCCGCAACTCAAGGTGCCCGTGAGAAGCTGTGGACTCTGGTGCAGGAATTTGCTGCGCTTCTGAAACCGCTGCCAACCTCTCGCGTTATCTACCTTGGCACGCCTCAAACCGAAATGACCTTGTACAAGGAACTCGAAGATAACCGTGGGTACACCACAATCATCTGGCCTGCGCTCTATCCGCGTAGCCGTGAGGAAGACTTGTACTATGGCGACCGTCTGGCCCCGATGCTCCGCGAAGAGTTCAACGATGGGTTCGAGATGCTCCAAGGTCAACCGACTGACCCCGTGCGCTTCGATATGGAAGACCTCCGGGAGCGTGAGTTGGAATACGGTAAGGCTGGCTTCACTTTGCAGTTCATGCTCAACCCGAACCTGAGTGATGCTGAGAAGTACCCCTTACGCCTCCGTGACGCTATCGTATGCGGTCTGGACTTCGAGAAAGCCCCAATGCATTACCAGTGGCTTCCGAACCGTCAGAATCGCAATGAAGAGCTTCCTAACGTGGGCCTTAAGGGTGATGACATTCATAGCTATCATTCGTGCAGCCAGAACACTGGACAGTACCAGCAACGCATCCTCGTGATTGACCCAAGTGGTCGCGGTAAGGATGAGACAGGTTACGCAGTGTTGTTCACCCTGAATGGCTACATCTATCTGATGGAAGCTGGCGGGTTCCGCGATGGTTATTCCGATAAGACCCTTGAGTCCCTCGCTAAGAAAGCGAAGCAGTGGAAGGTTCAGACAGTGGTCTTCGAGAGTAACTTCGGGGATGGTATGTTTGGTAAGGTATTCAGCCCTGTGCTCCTGAAACACCATGCAGCGCAACTTGAAGAGATTCGCGCTCGCGGTATGAAGGAACTACGCATTTGTGATACGCTGGAGCCTGTGCTCTCTACGCACCGCCTTGTGATTCGTGATGAGGTGATTCGTGAGGACTACCAGACTGCCCGTGACGCTGATGGCAAGCACGACGTTCGCTATTCGCTGTTCTACCAGTTGACCCGTATGGCCCGTGAGAAGGGCGCTGTGGCCCACGATGACCGACTTGATGCGTTAGCATTGGGTGTGGAGTTCTTACGCTCTACGATGGAACTGGACGCCGTGAAGGTGGAGGCTGAGGTGCTTGAGGCGTTCTTAGAGGAACACATGGAGCACCCAATCCATTCGGCTGGTCATGTAGTTACATCTATGGTTGACGGTATGGAACTCTATTGGGAGGATGACGATGTGAATAGCAACAGGTTCATTGACTGGTAGTTATGCATATTGAGCGCATAAGGATTCAATTAGACCACGGATGGTCACTTTAAGAAACTCCTTAAGAATCAACGAGTTTGCATTAACCCTCACTAAAGGGAGAGAGGGGACTTAAAGCTACTATATAGGTTAGTCATTCAGGTTATGCAATGACCCTTTATGCACTTTAAGTCTCCTCTATGATTGATGATATTATCATTGTATAATCACCCTACCTTAGAGCAACTGAAAGGAGGTGGCTCAATGTTACGCTTGCTGATTGCCCTGCTGCGTCATAGAGTCACTTGGCGATTTCTTCTGGTACTTACTGCTGCCATTGGGTACGCAGGTCTTAATGACCACCTCGGTCAACTGGAAGTGGCCTTTTGCTCTATACTCTCTTGTGGGGATTAAATTATTGTTGATGAACGACAAGCGGCTCTGAGGGATTCGTAGGTATAGTTTCACTACACCAACTCATCCCTGTAGATTCAACCCTAAAGGTTATACCTAAAGATGCCCTGTAGTTCGTAATGGTCTTACAGGGTCTTCTGGTGTCTCCTATGGTCTCACCTATG